ATTGTGGTTTGCCTGCATGAAGACACGCTGCGCGCTCTCCTTGGCGATGTAGTCCATACGACGCTGCGATTTCTGCGCCCACGCATCAACCGTGGCGCTGAAGGTTTTCCCCGCCATTAGGCTGCTGCCGCCTCTTCCCGCGCCAATGCTCCGATGAAGTCGATGACGGTATCGACCTGGCAATGACAGTTCGCGGTGTGTGCGACAGATGCGTTAGGATCGCATGGGAACATCAATTGTGTCCCGTCAGGAGCCGTGAAAGGCTCATCGACCCCAACGGTCTGTCCGTTCATCTGAACGTGTTGGGCGCGTGGATGTTCGTTGCCGACATGGCGCCAGGTCCGTTTCACATCGCTCCGGTTCACTGAACCGGTTCCGATCGCCTGCAAAAAGGACTCTTGCTCTGCCTGGTGCAGTGCGCCCTTGGCTTCCAGCCGCGCAATCGTTTCACCGCGCAGGTTCAACAGCCCGGACCGATACCGACCAACGATGCGTTCAGCCTCGGACGCGCTGAGTCCTTCCCCATCCCGTATCGCGGCAAGCACAGTGCGGTCGAAGCGTTTATCCCTCCGGCCTCTGGTCAGGTAATTGCGCATCGAAGTGGCATCGCCGGATGTCAGCTCCGCCAGCGCAGACCGCGCATACTGCTCCTGAACCGACGTAAGACCGATCAATCCGCCTTCTCTCATGCCGGTCAGTGGATTGACCCGACCCGTCAGATTGAGCGCCATCGTACGAGGATTGATGCCCTCTCGCAGGCCGGCCGACAGGACGTTGCGGACTATTGTCCGTTGATCTTCAAGAATGCGCGTAACCAGCGACGACGAATGGTCTAGCAGCCATCTCTCAGCCCGCGGATCGCGTGCATTGAACCTGAAGACTGCTGCTAGCCCGCTGCGAGCTGCTTGCGACGAGATAACCGCCGTGGCCGTTACACCACCTGCATCGAAGGCAGCAGACAGAGCACGGTCGAACGATCGGAACGCTGCAGGATCGAGATTGATCGCTCGAATGGCTCCTTCGATATCGTTGCGTTCCAATGCCTCGACGATGAGGCGAAGATTGGCGTTTGATCGAAGATCATTGACGCCGTCTAGAAACGCCTTTTGAAGAAGCGGCGCATGCTGTCTCAGAAGCTCTTCAAGCCGCAACCTGAGGCCGGCGCGCGTTGGACGGCGTGCCATCCTATTTCGCCACCATGGCTGCAGCCTGAGCCGTCGTAGCGACGTGAGCTCGGATCAGCGCAACTTGTTCTGCAGCGGGCTTTGTCTTGATCCGCTCCATGAGGGCGAGAAGACGTTTCATTTCCTGATAGGCAGTCCCGACACCACTCATGCTCGTCTCACACCCATCTGGTGCAAGACGATCGTTCCGGCCGGGTTCAGCGGTGTGTTTCCTAAAGCAGTCCATTGGCTACCATCGAACTCCAGAACGTCACCCGACTTCGGCACGATCGCTTCGTCACCCGTCTCAGACGTTCGCTCGATCTGCGGCGCCATGAGGACGTAACGCAGGTTCTCGTCGATGAGGGTTCCACCTTCGAGGCGGTTATCGAATGCCTCGATCGTGCCTTTTGAGGCGGGAAGGCACGCCGCGGTGCAAGTGTATGACGCCTGCGTCGCTGGTCCAGGGTTGTAGCCGCTGTACGGTGGCTCGGTTGAGCCTGTGATGGACCGCTTGAGCGTGATTTGGCGTCCGAACTTCTGCAGCAGGCGAAGAGCCGTCTGCTGCGCGCGGGCGTAGTTGAAACCTGCCATCAGCCCCTCGCAGCGCTGCCGAACAGAACTTCGCGCACCGGAGCAATCAAGCTCGAAAGAATGTCATCGATAACGGTCGCAACGGGCCGCATCTCGCCGGCCGCCATGACGCGATCGGAATAGGTCACTTTGAGATCGCCAACCTGCTCGCTCGTCACGCGCTCCGATGCGACGTAGTCCGGGCTAAGTGAACCGGGCGCAGCGAGTTCGCGAAGGGCTGCCTCGAACGTCGCATTGAGCACTTCGACCGGTATCTCATCATCCGGGATTTCATTGCATTCGGCGTCGACGGCCCCGGCGCGAGGCCATGCCCGGGACTGCGAGCGGCCGCCGGATTTCTTACCGGAGAACCGCAACCCGTAATTTCCATCGATCCAAACGCTGGCGCGCACCAGAGCCGCTGACCGTAGAGGATCGGTTGACGTAGCCCAAGCCGCATTGCCGCGCGCCGTGTGATAGGCCGCAGCCGCCTCGATCGTTCCATAGTTGTCGGCCATGGCCTCAATGCCTCTTCGCTTTCGTCCGACGGCGAGTCGTAACCGGCTTTTTCTTTGGCCTGATGCGCCGCGCCTTCTCATAAGCGCGGCATAGCTCGAGGAAGATGTGCTGGCAGGCATATGCCTCGAATTCGATCGATGGCCGCTTTTCGCCCATCGCCTCTAGGGCTTTCTGCCAGACGTGCATGCCTTCATGGACAAGGATTCCGTGAAGCGTCGCAGTGGCGCGCTTTTTCCCCTCATTCACGGTCACGATGCAACTGATGTGACCGTCACTGTCCTCGAACGTCGTGCAGCGGCCATCCGATGTTGGATACGGGCCTGCGTCCTTGACGTTCATCCGCTTCGCCTCGCGCTTCCACGCGCGCTCTGAAGGGCAGAAGCCGAAATAGATCGGGAGGAGGCCCCGATCTAGCCAGATCACCTGGTCGCGCATCGGAGCTTAGGCCGAGTGCTCGGCAGCCAGTGCCGCGCGCGCATCTTCCTCTGATGCATAAGGACCGGTGACGATTTCTTTGCCGCGCTTGACGTAGAAACGTCCGCCAGGCCCCTTGCCAACGCTTAGTCCGCCGACATCGCGCACCGACGAAGGATCGGCGCCCGGAGTTTCGACCGGGACCGCAGATCGAGCCGCGATCGCAACCTCCCATCCCGCCCGTTCGTGAGCGTCCCTAAGCGTTTCATGGACGTTGATCGTAACGCCCTCTTTGGACATAGCGACAAGCTGAGACATGAATGGTTCTCCGGATGCAGGGAACCGAGGGCGCGGCACGCCCCCGGTATTATTTCTTCAGCGATTAGCCGAGCAGAGTTGCGAGATGCGCTCCGTTCGGGACGCCAACACCCCATGCAAGGGCGATCTCGTATTTTACCTGCCTGTACTGGCGATAGACGGACACCTCGAACGACAGACCCGAAACAGGGTCCGTGATCGTGGTGCGATCGTCGGCACTGTCGCCACCTTCCGGCAAGGCGGGAGCGCGAGCAACCAACACGATCGAGTTGCGATCGAAGGCGTAGTTGCCGGTGTAGTTGTCCCCGATGGTGAGTGCCTTGCCGTCAACGAGCGCACCGAGGACACCCGGCTTGCCGATCGTGATCGTGCCAGCAGCCGCAACGCCCTTGTTGACGACGTACTTCGCCGTCGCAGGATCATCAGCGACGGTGATGATGTCGCCTTCCAGAACGGTGCCGTTGCCCGTTTTCAGAACGATATCGCGGCCCGTTGCGACGCCGCCATTGAGGACATAGCTCGTGCCACCGCCTTTGGTGTGCAGTTTGATGCCGGCAGAGTTTCGAAGGGCGAAGCCTTCGAGACGATCCGTCATGCCGCTGCGGAGCATGTCCTGGCTGCCCGCCTCGTTGACCTTGAACAGGATGGACTGCTTGCCGCGAAGGTTCGCGATCGAACCCGAGTTCAAAACCAACTGCAGGTCGGACGTCGGCGCGCCGTTGTCTTCGAGGATCTTGCGAACCCCTGCGACGTCGCTGAGGTCGCCAGCCGTGCCAAACGGCGAGCTGCCAGCGGTACCGTAAGCACGAGACGAGTTGGTCTTTGCGGCGACCGCGATATCGATCTCGATCGCGTTCACAAGCTTGCGCATGCCGTCGGCGAACTGATCGCGAAGCACTTCATTGAGCGTTCCGGACGAGCCGACGCCCTTCTGTTCTTCGCCCGACCAGAGAATCGGCGCTGCTTTGGATTTCGTGATTGCGACGTCGACATAACCGACCGTCGTGCCGCCCGAGTTCGCCGGCTGCTGGCCGGGTGCGACGTCTTCGAGATCACCCGAAACACCGATCGGCGAACGGACGGTCTGGTTGAGCGCCGCGCGCTCCGCGTTGCTGTCGCGACGAACGGCAGGAATGAAGCCGACCATCTCCCGCGATACGATGTTCATCGCTTCGTAGAGGGTAGGGATAATGCCCGTGAGAGTGTTCGAGGTTGCCATTGGATGGCCCTTTCATGTTTGAGATTGTGCCTGGGGTTTGGGCCATCCGACCCGGTGCGCCGTGCCCTATCCTGGGCTCCGGCAGATACTCATGGCCTCACGCGTCAGCGAGCGTGAAGCCTTCCTTCATCTTCGCGGCCTTATCGACCGGAGACAGTTTTTCGAACTCGCTACGCGCAATCTTTTTGTCGCCGCCACCACCTGCACCAGAACCGCCGGCGCCGGAACCACCGCCACGACCCTTCAGGATGTTGTCCTTGAACGAATAGCTATCGACGAGGATTTCGAGCGCCTCATCGAAGCCGGCCAATTCGCCGGGGCGTGATTTACTGAAGATTTTGTTGCCAGCAGCGTCGTACCCGACAACTTTCCCGTCTTCGATCTTGAAGGACGTGCCGAACTTCGCTTGAGCCAAGTCGGCGGGGATGAGGAACTTGTCTGCGATCAGTTTCGACCCAGTGAAGCTCTGTCCAATCGTTGCGGCGTGGTACTGACTCTGGATGCCGTCTCGCTCGCCGGTGATCTTGGCGATTTCGTCGGCGTGCGTCTTCGACATCGCCGCGATTCTTTCCTCGAAGGCCTTGGCGGTCTCAGATTTAATCCGCTCAACGTGGCCAGCATCGACAAGCTTTTTGTCATCGATGTTCTTGATCGTCTCGAGTGCCTTGAGCGCTGCTGCGGGATCCGCAATGCCCTCGAAAGCCTTCAACTTGGCTTCTGCTGCTTCCTTGGCTTCACGATGCCCCTTTGCTTCGCCGTTGATGCGAGAGATCGTGGAGCGCGTTCCCGGCGCGTCGAACGCGACTTCTTTGCCATCGTCTTCAATGTAGACAGGCTTGTCGCCCTGGATGACCGCGTACGTCGTGCCGTTAATAACTTCCGTCTTGAGCTTCATGGTCTACCTTCCGGGCATCCGCCCTGCTGCTTGAGACATCCGTCTCGTTCGCCCGTCCGCATCCGTGGAGCGGGCAATAAAAAACCCAGCGCGGGGTAACCCCTGCTGGGTTCGCTTCACCGACTTGCGCCGGATTCCTTAGGCTGCTTGACGCAGAGGCGTCGGAGGGACGGCTGCTAGCAGCTCGTCTTCGCTAGCAGGATCGTCGGCTTCTTCACGAAGTTCCTTTTCCTCATCCTCTGCGTTGAAGTCGCCCGATAAATCCCCGCGGCGCTGCGCTTCGGTCCAGAGCGTGCGGCGCGAGATATCTTCGTTCTCACGCATCTTGATCACCCGATCCATCGCCTGGGCATCCTGAAGCTCAGCTTGGAAGTCGGAATAGACGTAAACTGACGGATCGGATTGCTCGTCACGCAGCCACATCTGAGTGAAGCGGAACGCCTGCTCTAGTGCATCCTTCAATGCGAGCGCCCATGCCTGCGCTGCGCTGTTTCCCTTTTGGGCAGCAAATGCTGTTGTGACCACCGTCAGGTTGCCACTCTGCGCCGTGAGGGGCTGCCGCCCAAGTTCGCGAAGTTCTTTCGCAGTCTCACGAAGATCGTTCGCGAGAAACGTCAGAGAAGCGGTCGTCGGCTCGAGCAGCGTCCATGATGCGGATTTGCCTTCGATTCCGCCGGGCGCGAATAGCGTCTGTCCGGGGCCGAGCGCGATCTCGACTGGCTTGCCTGTTTGCTGATCCATCGGCGGATTGATGCCGTTGCCGCAGAGTGTGGGAAAGCACGATAGCTCTTTGACCGAATGCAGGTTGGTTTCCTGCTGATAGTGCTTGATTTGAACGTCCGCAGCATCGCGCATCGGAGGATCAAAGCGCCAGGACTTCCCCTCTCTGCGTCCGGTGAGGAACGGCACGAGAGGGATAACGTCGATTTGCAGGAGTCCTTTGTCGATCGATACCCAATCCCATCCTGCGGGATCAGTTGTTTTCTGCTTCTCGAAAACTTCC